GCACTGAAGGAAATAGGCGTTGCTGAAACGGCGAGGCGCCTTAACGAAGGCTACTCCGAACTCGTTTCGGTCTCAAGTTATGCATATCCCCAAGGTGACGCATCCGACATCTCACGACGTCATGCCACACTAACGGAATTAGTGCAGGATCACGTAGATTCAATCAACGGATTACTGCCCCCGGATAAGCTACTCGAGGCCTGCGAGGAGAAGTACCTTCGAGAAGGCACCCCGCCACTGAAACCCTTGCCAGTTCGAGAACTGGGCGGAAAAACAAGGGTTGCAACTCTCCACCCCGCTGAGGAGGTTTACATAGCACGCGCTGTCACTGCCGAATGGCTAGTCCGACTGCGACGCTGCGTCACTACGAGGGACATCTTAAGAGGACGTGAACTAAGGCTCAAGACACACAGAGTCGGGTCACTACTCTACTCTGCTGATCTGTCTAAAGCGACGGACTACATCCCCCATTCACTGGCGCAGCTTGTTGCTAATAAGCTTTGCGAGCGAACAGGGGCGAGTCACCGTACTCGAACTTGCCTCTTAAAGATGTTTGGTAGTCACCAGCTGCCCAATGGTCAGGACACCAAGAATGGTATTCACATGGGGCTTGGACCAGGCTGGATCATACTCTCGCTCCTCAACGGGTTTGCGGCGTGGTACGCGGGTGCGCAGAAACACGACCACTCCATCTGTGGTGACGATCTTATCGGGATGTGGCCAAGTCCCATCATCGATCGCTATTCACAGACCCTAGCGCGTCTTGGCCTGGTTGTCAATCAGGACAAGAGTTACTGGGGACGGAGAGGTGTGTTTTGTGAGCGCCTTGTACTTAGCCACTCGGACGGAACAGCTACCTCCACGGATGTGGGGCATCTGTCCGGTCTGACGGCGGCTAAGTTCAAGGCCCAACTCTCTGCTGCACGGTTGTGCGTAGCCGATGGCCTCTTCCACGATAGGAAGGTGCCCTCCATCAGCCGCCAGACTGCCGTAAGTCTGGCACCACGCCACAATAGACCAGGACCCCTACAGTGCGGTGGGAATGGACAGGGATTCGCCAGCTTTGCTAGGCTTGCTGCTTGTGCCGAATCTGGCCCTGTCAGGTTGGTTAAACCCGACCCTTTACCGCACGTGCACCGAGCCGCATTCCAGAATGTAAGCGAAGACATCAATGGTATTCCTACCAGTGAAGTGCTTCTGATTGCAAGAATGCGCCTCAGGCTCGAGCGCTTGGCATCCGGGCAGATGCCAAGGCGAGTAGAGGTCCTAAAT